GGCACCCTAACAGACTTATTGCCTGCGGTAGCGGCTTTATTTACGATTGTTTGGACAGTAATTCGTATCTATGAAACCAAGACAGTTCAAGGATGGATTGATCGTGCCAAGCGTAAGTAAAAAGCAACACAATTTCATGGCGGCTGTGGCTAATAACCCAAAGTTTGCCAAAAAAGCAGGAGTGCCTTCTGCGGTTGGGAAGGAATTTTTAACTGCCGACAAAGGCAAAACATTTAAAGAAGGTGGAACCATGAAAAAGATGAACCCAGGTTTGAAGGCAATGTTGTCTAAGAAAAAAGAAATGCCAATGAAGAAAATGGCTGGTGGTGGTTTAGCTGCTGGGCACAAACAAGCCGACGGTATTGCTAAAAAAGGCAAGACTAAAGCTAAGCAAGTAAAAATGGCATACGGCGGTAAATGCTAAGTGGCTGGTCCGATTAAACCCATCGCTTCTTCAGCCCAAATAGATTTAGGGTTTGGGTCTGATCCTGAGCAACTGCAAAAAAATAAACCTGCAGCTGAAGGGTATAAGGACATCCACGAGAAACACAACCCGCCAGAAAAAGACCGCAAAGCTAAAGCTGCCGAGAACGAAGAGTTCAAAGATAAGCGAGTTAAATCTAGCCCTTTGACTGCCAACGCCGAGATTGCTAAGATGAAAGAGATCTTGGATAAACCCAGAGGTGGTGGGGGTGGCGGCGGGGCTGGTGGGGTTAAGTCTATGAAGTACGAACCGGTTAAGTATGCCAAAGGCGGTAAGGTTAGCGCATCATCCCGTGCTGATGGTTGTGCTATGCGGGGTAAGACCAGAGGAAGGATTGTGTGATGCCTACAGTTAAAGAGTTAAATGATATGTATGCGGATATTGAAGTTGGTAAAAACCTAAGAGAAATTCATTCTAAAAATTTAGAATCTAGGCAACCTTCTCTTTTTGGTGTAAATGAGCTAAACGAGCTTAACAGAGACGAAATGAAAAAACGTGCTGTAGAAAAGCTTGAAAAAGAAGAAGCCCGTAAAGCTGTAGATGAAGAGAATAAAGCAAAACGTGAAGCTGATGAGAAAAAATCTAAGTTAAAGCAACGCCCTATGGTGTCTCCAGAAGGCAACATATTTAGAGGCGCTACTTCAGGTGGTGGCGGTGGCGGTGGTGGAGTTAAATCCATGAAATACGAACCAAAAACCTTTAAATCTGGTGGTAAGGTATCTTCAGCTTCTAAACGTGCAGATGGTTGTGCTATTAAAGGTAAAACTAGAGGAAGAATAGTATGAGTGATACATATAAAGGCACGTACAACCCAAGCAAAAAGCGTGGGGAACTCCTTAAAGACGGCATGTCCACAGGGGATTATTTTTCTGATTTAAATGAAGCTCAAGACAAGGCTGCTCAAATGAATGCCGACGAGCGCCGTAAAGCCAAGTCTGAAGAGCGTAAACCAGTAGTTGAAGGACTGAAAAAAGCAGTTGGTATGAAAGCTGGTGGTACCGCTTCTTCTCGTGCGGATGGTTGCGCTATCCGTGGTAAAACCAAAGGGAAGATTGTATGAGAGCCAGCCGTGGCATGGGAGCCATAAACCCCTCTAAAATGCCTGGTGGTAAGAAAAAAGCTCGTAGGGATGATACTGATTTCACGGAATTTAAAGAGGGTGGTACGGTTAATAAAGCTGGTAACTATACAAAACCTGGTATGCGCAAAGCTTTATTTAACCGTATTAAAGCGTCTGCCACGCAGGGTACGGGTGCTGGTCAGTGGTCTGCTCGCAAAGCGCAGCTGCTAGCAAAAAAATATAAGGCCGCCGGTGGCGGGTACAAGTAATGCCGTTCTTTTGGGACTGGGTTTGGGAGAAATTAAGTGGCGTTAGCAAAACCGCAGAGAAGCCTCAAAGCGTGGGGCGAACAGAAATGGACAACCAAGTCAGGGAAGAAATCGTCCGAGACGGGCGAAAGATACCTGCCAAAGAAAGCAATACAAGCGTTAAGCCCAAGCGAGTACGCAGCAACAACACGAGCAAAACGAGCAGGCAAAGCACAGGGAAAGCAGTTCGTGCCCCAGCCCAAAGGGGTAAAAGCAAAAGTAAAGCCGTATAGGAAGGTATGACTACTACAGGAACTGCTTCGTTTAACCTAGACATGAACGACCTCATTGAGGAGGCGTTTGAACGTTGTGGTTTAGAACTTCGCACTGGCTATGACTTCCGTACTGCACGGCGGTCTTTAAACCTTTTGACCATTGAGTGGGCAAACCGTGGCATTAACCTATGGACGGTTGAACAGGGTCAGATCCTAATGAACTCGTTACAGGCTATTTACCCATTGCCTGTGGACACAATTGACCTTTTAGATACTGTAGTTAGAACAAACAACGGCCAAGGTAACAACCAGATTGACATTAATATCAGCCGTATTAGTGAATCTACCTACATCACAATACCGAACAAGAATGCTAACGGGCGCCCTATTCAGGTGTACGTAAATCGTCAATCTGGCGGAAGTGCAGCAGTAGCACAGACTACTTTAAACGGGGCTATTACCTCTACGGATACTACGATTACTTTAGCTAATGCAGCTAACCTACCAACTCAAGGCTTCGTTAATATTGATAACGAAACAATCGGGTATCAGAACATTGTAGGTAATCAGATTTTGAATGCTTGGCGTGGTCAAAACGGTACGACCGCAGCAACACATACTACCGCTTCTGAGGTGTTTGTAAATAACCTACCATGTATTAATGTTTGGCCGACACCGAACCCACCAGGTAATCAGTACACATTTGTGTATTACCGTATGCGCCGTATCCAAGATGCTGGTACTGGTGTCCGCACCCAAGACATTCCGTTTCGCTTTATCCCATGTATGGTAGCTGGGTTGGCTTATCAGTTAAGCACTAAGCTAGTTGGGGTAGACCCTAATCGCATAATGATGCTTAAAGCTGACTACGAACAACAGTGGGAGCTGGCTGCGCAAGAGGACCGAGAAAAAGCGGCTGTTCGATTTGTGCCACGCAACACGTTTTACTATAACTAAAATGCCATGCCAAATAAGTTTGCTTCTGGAAAAAATGCAATTGCCGAGTGCGATCGATGCGCTCAAAGATACATGCTTAAGGAGCTACGTACACAGATATTAAAGACTAAACCATACAAGGTTAAGGTTTGTAGGGAGTGCTGGGATCCAGACCATCCACAATTGTCATTAGGTTTATATCCTGTAAACGACCCTCAAGCTGTACGGGAACCAAGACCTGACGTTAGTTACTTGCAGTCTGGACAGAGTGGGCTACAAATTAACATAACAGGGGTTGGTCCTAATGGGTTTGGTAGTCCAGAATTAGGTAGTAGGGTATTCCAATGGGGGTGGAACCCTGTTGGCGGTTCAAGGGGTCCAGATGCAGGTTTAACGCCAAATGACTTGATTGCAAGTGGACAAATAGGTACAGTAACGGTATCAATTACTTAGGAGTAACGTATGAAACACGAAGATATTAAAAAAGATAAACCAATGATGGAAAAAGTGGCTAAGAAAGCCGTCAAAGGTCATGAAAAAAAGATGCACGGCATGAAAAAAGGCGGTGTAACTTCTATGGATATGAAGTCCATGGGTCGCAATCTAGCTCGTGTAGCTAACCAACGTAGTTCCTCAAGGGGTCGATAATGGCTAAATTCTCTATGAAAAAAGGTGGCAAAGAAGTAGGCCCAGCTGAGGTTTATGCAGCTCCCCATACGATGGACGGCAAAACTATTAGCATTCAGGCTGATAGCGCATACACTCCAGGTGCTAAAGTTGTTGATACCATGAATATTTCTGTTGGTGGTATTAGCAAGGGTAACTACGCTCCTGAAAATCGCTACGGCAAAATTCAAATGCGTGGCACTGGTGCAGCTACTAAAGGCAAAATGTCTAGCGGGAAAATGGGCTAATGAATTACAACGAGCTTTTTTCGCAGGTTCAGGCGTATACGGAGAACCAATTCCCAGCCATGATATTGGCTAACGGGAGTTCTGTATCTTATACGACTCAGATCAATACCTTCATCCAGCAGGCTGAAGAGCGTATCTATAACACGGTACAGATCCCGTCTTTGCGAAAAAACGTTACAGGTAATTGCACAGTAAGCAATAAGTACTTAGCTTGCCCCAATGATTATCTGTCTACATACTCGTTAGCCATTATTAATACCGATGGTACGTATGAGTACTTGCTTAACAAAGATGTTAACTTTATCCGTCAAGCATACCCAGACCCAACCAGCACAGGATTACCCCGCTATTACGCTTTATTTGGTTCTAGGTTAAACGATCCTAATGAGTTGACCTTTATCCTTGGGCCGACACCAAACGCTAGTTATGGCGCTGAATTGCATTACTTCTATTACCCCGCCTCTATTGTTACTGCTGGTACGTCTTGGTTGGGCGATAATTACAGTCCAGCTTTGCTTTATGGTTCTTTGGTTGAGGCTTACCAATACATGAAGGGCGAGCCAGACATGATGGCTATGTATAACGCAAAGTACCAAGAAGCAATGCAGCAGTTGAATCGTTTAGGAACAGGCTTAGAACGTGGCGATGCTTATCGTGACGGACAAGCTAAAATTAAAGTTAACCCGTAGTAAATATTAGGAGGCCCCATGCCAATCACCCAAGGAATGTGCGACTCGTTTAAGGTTCAAATCCTTAGCGGTCAACAAAATTTAGTTTCTGGTTCTAGTACGGTATACAAGTTAGCTCTGTACACAAGCTCTGCAACTTTGAGCAACGCTACTACTGCGTACACTACATTGAATGAAGTAACAAGTTCAGCTTCAAACTACACTGCTGGTGGTAATACACTAACAGTTAGCACAAGCCCAACTTCTACTGGTAACGTAGCGTTCTTATCGTTTGCTAATAGCTCTTGGACTAATGCGAATATCACCGCTAACGGCGCTTTGATCTACAACTCAACTGCAAATACGGCTGTTGCTGTACTAGCTTTTGGTGGTGATAAGACTGCTACTAATGGGACATTCAGTGTCATTTTTCCTACTGCAGACGCAACAAACGCTATTATCCGTATAGCTTAATAGGAGCCACAAATGGCTCTTGTTTTAAAAGATCGAGTAAAGTCAAATACCGTTACGACTGGTACAGGGACAATCGTCCTTGGCGGAGCCGCTTTAGGCTATCAATCGTTTGCGGTGATTGGCGATGCTAATTCGACTTACTATACCATTACTGATGCAACATCAGGTGCGTGGGAAGTAGGTATTGGCACATATTATTCTGGCAACACATCGTTGACTAGAGATACAGTCCTGTCTTCAAATAATTCAAATGCGCTAGTTAGTTTTCCCGCTGGTACTAAAGACGTATTCGTTACGCAGCCAGCCGAAGTAACTGCTATTGGTGGTGGAAATCAAGCTATCATTGTTAATCAAACTACAGTTACTGGAAACTACAGCATTGTTACTGGCACAAATGGTTTGTCTGTAGGCCCAATTACAACAGCAAACGGAGTATCTGTAACGGTTGGTGCTAACGCTACTTGGGTGGTTCTATGAGTACTATATCAGCAGGAAATACAACTACCACAACGCTTGTACAGACTGGTGATACAACTGGCAATTTAACGCTGACCGCTATTGGTGGGGTTATTAATGCTCAATCAACTACTGGTGGTTTTGTAGTGCCTACAGGAACCACAGCCCAAAGACCAGGAACTCCTGCAGCTGGAACATTTAGATATAACACTACAACTAATCAAACGGAAGTGTATTCAGGAGTTACTTGGGTTGCAATAACTTCTCAAAATTATTCTGTAGATTATTTGGTTATTGCTGGAGGCGGTGGCGGTGGAGGTTCAGGCACTAATAATTCA